AGAAGGTTAAAGGCAAAGCCTGTACTTGTGGCAAGTGCAAGGCATGTAAGGCAAAGAAAAAGAAGTAACGATTAGCCCCCGCAAGGGGGCTTTTTGCTTTATGATTTCTATTGACGCCGGAGTAATCCGGAACCCTGCTTGTAACACCCTGCGCCTTCCTATGGAGGATTTATGATTAATTTAGCTACTCGGCTTGCTCGTGAAGAGACTGATGCCGATAAACAGGAGTTCGTTCGTGGCTTATCCAGCCTTGACCAAAATGGTGGTAAGAAAATCATTGTTGGTTTAGCTGCAGGGTTTTTGCTATCGAAATGGCTCAGTAACCGTGGCTAGTTTTAAAAAAACCTTAAACTCCATAATCACTGCTGCAGAGAAGCAAGTAGTTAAAGAATACACAAAGAATCTTCGCTCCCATGCCTCATCATATGGGTGGCCTTCAGATGTCACAGATAACCTAATGATTTCTCATGACGGTTCTAACCACACCATCTCATACCCACAAAATATAGAAGATGCTGTACTTACATTAGAGTATGGAACTCAACATGTTCCGCCAGCTCCTGCACTTAGAACTTTTATGTTAGGATCTAGATAATGCCATTTATTATTAATGAAGATGCCGCCTTGAAGACTTTGCTCTCCGGCATTACCGTATCTGATGGTGGAAATGCAGCACGTCCTGTAGCTGTTTACTATGGTCAACCGGATAAAGATATCCGTCAACAGAGCTACCCATATATCACCCTAGATTTAGTTGGTGTTCGTGAGGATGTAGAGCGTGCTCATAGAGGTGTAGTAGACCTAACCTATGCTCCTGAAGGTACTACCCCAAATTATAACGAAGATGGAACTCTAAATCAACCAGTTAATTTTCCTATTCCAGTAGACCTTGTCTACCAAGTCTCCACATGGTCTCGTCAACCTCGTCATGATCGTCAGATTATGGCTAAGTTGTTTGCACCTGGTAGACTACCATTTAGATTTGGACAGCTCCATATCCCAGAAGACAATACAAACCGTCGTCTGGATATGTTGGGATTTTCCAAAAGAGATACTACTGAAGGCGGTAAACGTTTATTTAGTAATGTCTATAACATCCGTGTAAGCGCTGAACTTTTCCCAGATCAATTGGGAGATGTTTACGAAGTATCAAGCGTTCACACATTGTACAACTATCAATCTACGGTATTTAATCCCTAAACAATTTGGCCCACCTAAGAAAACAACCTAACCCTAAGGAGTAACCCCGAATGGCAACATTTGCTCGTCCCGGAGTCTATATCCAAGAAGTGGCTCTTCCACAGACTGTGACACCTGCTGATACCAGCAATGCTGTCGGTGCGTTTGCTGGAGCTCTTCCACAAGGTCCTACTGCTGCACCAGTACTAGTAAGTACATGGACAGATTTTTTTAAGACCTTTGGAGGCTTGAATGACTCATACCCAACAACTTGGGCTGCCTATAACTTTTTTGCTAATGGTGGCCGCAATCTTTATGTAAAGCGTGTAGTAGGCTCAGGAGCTACTGCAGGTTCTTTAACTATCACTGATGGTTCTGGAACTACAACTACTACTACAGCTGTTGTTACAGCAGCTTCAGCAGCTAGTGGAACTATTACTTACACAGCTACAAATACATTTTCTGTTGGACAGACTGTAAATATTACAGGTCTTTCAACAACAGCATTTAACTTAACTGGTGCAACTATTGCTACACGTTCAGGTTCACAGTTTACTGTTACAAATGCCGCAACAGGTACTGCAGTAACTGGAGCTTCTGCAGCAGCTACTGTTACAGTTACAGTTGCTTCAAACCCAGTGTTTACTTTACAGGCAATCAACGCAGGAGCTTGGTCTACAAGCTATGCTGTTAAGATTGTTGCCGCTGGAAATGCTGCTCGTTTTGGTCTTGAAGTTTACCAAACAACTATTGTTAATGGAAACTCTGCATCTACTCTTGTAGATTCATATACAGATCTAAGCATGGCAACAACAGATCGTAACTACTTCCTATCAGTCATTAACTCTAACCCAGCAGCTATTATTAAAGTTTCTTCTTCAGGAATTGATAACTCTAAGTACCCTGCCGCAACCGTTACTGCTACAGCATTAGCTGGTGGAACAGATGGTGGAACACCAGGTCGTTCAGACTATTCAGCTGCTTGGACAACTTACGATTCTGTAAATAATCCTTTAGTTATTTATGCGCCAGATGCATCTTATGCTGGAACAAGTCAACTAACAGCTCAGATTCACGGAGACGCTGTTTCATATGCAGCTAGCCGTACAGATTGCTTTACAGTATTTGATACTCCTTCGGGGCTATCAGTATCTGCAGCTCAAACTCAAGTAACTGCTACATACGCTGTATTTGCTGGAGATACTACAGGAAATATTGCGGCAGCTTACTACCCATGGTATAACATTCCAGATACAACTAAGGGAATTGGCGTAACACGTTTACAAGCCCCTGGTGCTGGTGTTGTTGGTCAGTACATTGCTACTGATGCAACTCGTGGTCCAGCTAAGACTCCAGCTGGTCTAAACAATGTTATGGCTCTTGCTGTTTCAACTGAGCACCTATTTACTAACGCTGAACTTGATGCAATCAACATATCTGTAGATCCAATCAATGCTATCCGTCAAGTACCTGGTGCAGGAATTGTTATTATGGGTGGTCGCACACTTGATAACACCCCTAACAATCGCTACATCAACATCCGTCGTTCATTGATTTACATTGAAAAGTCTATGAATGACCTATCAGCATTTGCAGTGTTTGAGAACAATGATTCACGTCTTTGGTCTCAAATCCGTACCACACTGAACAGCTTCTTGCTTTCTTACTGGCAATCAGGCGGTCTACGTGGAACAAATCCATCTCAAGCATACTATGTAAGATGCGATGCAACTACAACCTCTTTTGCAGACATGCAAGCAGGTCGAGTAAACATCGAAGTAGGAGTTGCTCTTGAGTACCCAGCAGAGTTCGTTGTCATTAAGCTTGGACAACTAACCGGAAACGCAACAGCGTAAAGGAGATAAGAAAACATGTCAGCAACTGAAAACCTACTAAGCACCTTAATGACGGACCCAGTCCGTAATTTTAAGTTCCTAGTCACATTTGATACAACTTCAGATTGGAGTAAGGGAGCTAAGCCACTAAAGATGGGTTTTGTTTCTCTCTCCGGTCTCAGTGTAACAACCGAACCTATTGCCTATCGTGAAGGTGGATACAACACTAACGTTCACCAGATCCCTGGTCAATCAGCGTTCACACCAATCACTCTCTCTAAGGGAGTAATGTTGGGACAAGATTCAAACATCAATTGGATGAAGCGCCTATTCTCAGTTCTAACCCCAAGCCTAACAACTGGTGTTGGACAAGGATTCCGTGCAGACCTTACTATCCAAGTACTAAGCCATCCAAACCCACAAGCAGATACTGGTGCTGGAGCTCAGGCCCCAAACCCTGGAGATCAACACACTTCACTACGCTTTAAGGTTTACAACGCTTGGATCTCATCACTATCGTACAGCAACCTAGATGCAGGAGCTAACACCCTTATGGTGGAAGAGATGTCTCTAGTTCATGAAGGTTGGGATGTACAATATGCTACAGGATACACACTATCAGGATCAGCAGACGGAGCTACATTCCTAGGACGTTAAACTAAACAAAGGTGAATAATATGACAACTGACACAACTATAACTGCTTCAAACAACCCAGCTTTAGCAAATGAACTAGCAGCTAAAGCTATGAAACCTTCTGATCAGGTGGTGGCTAGTAGCGCTCCAAAGACTGCTACAAACCCACCACCTGCTACAGATGTTGAACTATTAGGTGGATTATTAGATCCAATTTTTGGAATGATTACCACCGCAGAAGTAAGAGAACTAACAGGACTTGATGAAGAACTCATCTCTAAGGTTACTGATCCTGGTAAAGCTTTACTAACAATTTTAGAAAGAGCTACCGTAAAGATTGGTGATCAACCTGCAGACAAAGAACTTCTAGATGCTTTGTATGCCGGAGATCGTGAGCTTTTACTACTAGCAATTAGAAATGCAACTTTTGGTTCCGATATTAAATTGGGACCTGGAGAATGCCCTAGCTGTGGCGTAGAGCAAGTCTTTGAAATTGATTTAATTAAGGATGTACCTCTCAAGAAACTTGATGGAGACCATACTTTTACAGTTAACTGTAAGGTTGGAGAAGTAGTGGTAGCGCTTCCTACAGGAAGTACTCAAAAAGCTATTGTAACTTCGACCAACAAAACCTCGGCAGAATTGGATACAATTCTTCTGAAAAACTGCATAGAGTCAATCAACGGTGCGCCAGTACTTGGCTTAGACGATGTTAGAAAACTTAGTCTTAAAGACCGTAGAGACATTTTGCAAGAGATCACAAACCGCAACCCAGGCCCACAACTCAGTGAAATAAAAATACCATGTCAGTCTTGCGGCACGGAGGTACCGCTTCCGCTAACTTTAGCGGAGTTGTTTCGCTAACGAGATTGATTATGAACTGCTTATGGATATGCAGGACTTATTAGTTCAAAGTTATCCAGGGTGGACATTAAATGAAGTGCGAAACCTCAGTATGAGGGAACGCATAAACTGGTTAAATAGAGCTACGGCTAGGATAAGGCGGTGATGTAAATGGCGGGTCAAAATCTAATACCACCATCTGACGCTGAGTCAACCTCTTTTTCTTCTATGTCTGACCAAGTAGACTTTGATGGGCTTCCTAAAAACTTTATTAAATACTTTAAAGAAGCTGCCAAACTTGTAGATGATATGGTTGACAAATGGTCTAAAGCCATTAAAGATACCGAAGCAGCCACAGGAAAAGCTGCTGCTGGAAGACCTGGCGCTGGACGCCTAGGCCTTGGTGAATTTACTCGTGCTGAAAAAATTGGTTTAGGCATTGGTGTAGCAACTGCAGCTGGGGCTACCTATATGTCTATGGCGCCTAATACTATGGCCGCTGTTACACAGCGTATGGGTGCAGATACTTATGCCGGTCTTAGCGGCATGTCTTCTCGTCAAGCAATTCTTCAAGCTAACCGTCAAGTAGGCGGGGGTGCTACAAGTGCTATGGGTCCAACCATGGCTGCAATGAATTTAATGTACCAGGGTGGGTATACAGCTAGTTCTTTAAGCTCTAAGAACATCATGGGACAGCTTGGCGGATTAAGCGCCATGTCTGGTATGAGTAACGAACAGGCTGCCGGAAGTATGGCATCTATGAACGGCATGAGTTTTTTACGTGCCGGTATTCAAATTCGTGATAGGCAGGGTAACTTAAAGCCGCCTAATCAAATTATTAATGATGTATACAGCTTTTTGTATCGTGGACAAACGATTACAAAACAACAAGCAGCACTTGTATTAAACCCTGGAAGTAAGGGTTACGCAACCATTCAACAGATTACTGGTGGCGATCCTCAGCTAATGCAAATGATCCAATCGGGTATTCTTGCACGTGCATCAAATGGAAAACCACTTACAGCATCTCAAATGAGTGACCCAAATAAAGTTTTAAACGCTATGGGTGTAGATCAAAGCTCTCCTATTCGTGCTAACTTCCGCTATAACTCAAGTGAAAATAAAAAGCTTGCTTCTACTGAACAAGGATTAGTAGGCGGATACGACGCCTCTCTTCGTACAGCTGCGTCTCTTAATGACGCCTACAGCAAGATGGCAGATATTCTTGGTCCGGTTAATGATGGGTTGATGACCCTTAAAGGAATTTTACAAACTTTTCCTAATGCTGGTGGCATGGGTGGAACAGTTTCTGGTTTAGCTGGTAGTGCTGTAGGTATTGGTAAGTCTATTTTAGAATACAAAATGCTTAGTAAGTTAATGGGTGGAACTGGTGCACTAGGTTTAAAGGGACTAGCAGGTGGTGCTCTTGAAGCAGGCGGTTTAGCTGGCGGATTAAAAATGCTGGGCGGATCAATGCTTAAGGGCGGATTAATTGCTGGCGGATCAATGCTTGCTGGAAACCTTATTAAGGGACATTCATCTAAAGGTAGCTTCCGTTCACGTGCAGGTAACGCTGCAAAGTGGGCAGGTATTATGGCTGCTATTCCAGGACTAGGCGAAACTATTCTTCCAGAACTTATTGCTGGTGGAATTGGCTATGCAACTGGTGGGCCAAGTGATCATGGTAACTTAGGCGTTGGTGGGCCTTCTACATCTGGTATGGCGTTCTCTTACCCTGTTCCAAAAGCAACACCTATTACTTCTCCGTTTGGTCCAAGAGATAATTCTGCACACCCAGGAATTTCTGCAAACCACCACGGTATTGATTTTGGTACTCCTGTAGGAACTGCTCTAACTGCTGTTACAAACGGTACTGTTAGCAAGATCGGTAACGATATGAAGGGTTACGGTAACTGGGTTGAAGTAAAGCACGATGACGGTACCGCATCTCGTTATGGACACCTATCTCAAATTGGTGTTTCTCGAGGACAAAAAGTTGGTCCTGGACAAGTTGTTGGTAGGTCTGGCGGTAAAGCTGGAGCTGCTGGTGCAGGTAACTCTACCGGTCCACACCTTCACTTTGAAATTCTTGATCAAAAGGGTGTTAAGGTAAACCCAGCACCTTACTTAACCGGTGCTCCAGCAGGACCTATAAGTTCTGGAGGTTTTACAGCATCTGCTGTTGCAGGACCTGCAGGACCTAGAATAATTTCTGGACAGAGTATGTCTGCAGCAAAATCAGCTACCTCTGGAATAAAAAGGGGGTTGCAATCATCTAAAAGTATTTCTACACTTACAAGCCCAAGCTTAAGTTCTACCTTAACTTCTTCATATAATGAAGATCTTGGGGGACCTACTGACGATATGAATATTGGAACATCGGTTGGTTCTCGTGGAACAGGTGGAAAGACTGCTAATATTTATGTAACTATGAAAGTAAATATTGCCCACGGAAGTGTTCAAGAAGCTCAACGTTTAGTTAAAGAGTTTGGAAAACAACTCACTTCTGGTAAGGTTTTAGACGCATTAGGAAAGGCACTTTGATGGCTAATTATTTTGCAAATGTTCAACTTTATTTAGGGGATACTAATAGCGGAGAGCTATTTGATACTGCTACCGCAATTAAAAAAAACCCCGTAACTGCATATAATGGTATCTATATCTGGTATGTAGTAGACGTTTATAAGACTAATAGATCTTTTAGTGATTTTAACACAACAGGTCCAAACAGTAGTGATACACAACTGCCTGGTAGCAAAATAGAAGCGGATAGCTTTACTACTAATAGTACTAATAGTAATATAAAGCAAGGTAAAATTATTGAGCGTGATAGCCATATAGAATTTACTGTTGTACACTCTACAGGTAAAGAATCTGGAACAGTTTCTTGTAAACCTACCTTTAAAGTTTATCAAACAGATGCAGGTGTAAATCGTACACAAGTTACTAACCTTAGATGGCCTACTGCTGCAGGGCCAGCTACTCTTAATTTTACTACAAGAGCAACTCAACCTACCTATCCTGTAGACAATATCTATAAGCTTATTTCTTTTGTAGCAGGTACTATGTACATAGTTGATTATTATTATGATAAGTGTTCATCTGCATGGCTTGTTTTAGTTAAGTACGGTTCTTATGGGTCATCGGCAGTTACAGTTATGTGGCAATTTGATGAAAATGCTACCAAGGTATTGTTTTCAGGATATACCCCTTCTTTAGCAAACCAAACTAATAAACAAAAATTAGCTACAACTGCCTCAAATACTAAACAATATACGGCATTAAAAAATGGTCTTAAGTGCGGAGATAGCGTAGACCAGTTATCTGATAAAGCTGTACCTGACCCTAAAAATGCAAACCTTCATTGGAATCCCCCAACTCATTGGGATGCTCGTCGTCAGTCGCATGCTAAAAGATTAAACTATGAACCTATGCTTGACGCAGAAGGAAATGTTTTTGGGCAAATTGATGATTTAAATACTACTAAAGCTTTTGACGTGAGAGACGCAAACTTAGGTAAGATTTATCAAGACATAAATGGTGCAAAATCTTTAAACTTTAATCCTAGTAAACTATCAGATTCTGTTGGAACATACGCTGCAGGTCATAGGTGGGGTTTTAGATTTATGTACAACCCTACTACTATTACTTACAGTACAGCTTCTAATAATTCAGTTGATTGGACATTAGGACAATCTGATCCTGCTACATTACTTGCCGGTAATCAAAACGTTACTATTGAGTTATATTTAAATAGAATTCCTGACATGAGTTATTTACGTATGTCTAAGCCTAGAGTATCTGAAAAAATGGTTTATGGAAGAACTCTAGATCCTATAGAACGAGAAGGAATTTTAAACCGTGGAACCGAATACGATATTGAGTTTCTTTATAGAGTTTTAAATGGTGACCCGTTAAACAGCTCATTACTGTTAAGCCCTAGCTATAAAGGTGCTACGGCTGATTTTGGCTATACTACTGGCGTACCTTGCTGGCTACAGTTAAACGAAAATTTAGTTTACTTTGGTTCAGTTGCAAGTTTTAACGTAAACCATGCAATGTTCAACGAATATATGGTGCCTATGTTAAGTACCATAAGTATTACATTCTCTCGTTACCCAGCTCTTTGGAATGCCGAAGCACAGAAAGCATTTGGAACCGGATTGAATGCAACAAATCTTCGTGGATACCTTAAGAGTACTACCCAAACGCAAGGACAACCACCAGCATGATAGAGCGAGTATCTAGATATTACGATGGGCCATTAGCTCAGACACAGCACAAGTACACAGGAGACTATATTATTTCAGTGTTTAGACGTTTTCCTACTTCTAATACTTTAAATTATATTTCTTATACTTGGAAAGAAGGGGACTCTCTTTCTAGTCTTTCTGAAGTTTTTGGTATAGGTTCTAAGTATTGGTGGGAAATTATGGAGATTAATCCAGAAATTACTGACCCCTTTGATATTGCTCCTGGAACAATTTTAAGGGTGCCTTATGGCAACTAGTAGTCCAGCACATCAAAATTTTGTTTGGGGTTCAAATGCAAAAGATAGTAATTTTGCTGCCGGTTTTCCAAAATCTCCAGATATGGATCTTCATTTAATTGGGGCCGAGTTGTATCAAAATCCTGAAGAACATGATCGTCTTGTTTTACACTACAAAGGTAAGCCTGCAACTAAGAGAGAATCTATAGCTTCTGGAAATCCAGTAGTGTTTAACTACCGTTCAGGTAAACTTAAAAAAACTTGGAAAGGATATGTTGTTCATATTCAACAGGACAATTCCTACCAAGGTGGAAATACAGACATAGTATGTGTTGGCGCTTCTTGGGTATTAAAGAATACAGATCAAAAAATTTACGTTAAATCTACAGCTGATCAAGTAGTTACAAAAATTGCAAAAAAACATGGCATGCAAGCGGTTACCCAAAGAGACCCCAGAGTTAGAGATCAAATTGTTCAGGCTGGTCAAAGTGACTGGCAGCTTTGCCGTCGTTTAGCGCAACAAACTGGTTTTGCATTATTGACTGAAAACACTACTATTACTTTTGTGTCTAAAGATAAAATTTATCAAAGTAAGAAAAAATCAGCCCCATATTTTAATTATGTAGATGATGAAATTGGTGGGGTAGTTCCAAGAGAACTTCGTATGACAGGAACTGTTCTTTCTTTTGAACCCATTATTTCAGATCAATCTCCAGAAATGGGAGTCCGTGTAGACAGAGTTATGACTGGTACAAACTCTAAAACTGGTGCGGTAGTAAAAGCCACACATGCCCACACTGCACCTAAAAAGGGAACACCTGGAGTTGTTATACCAAATGCGGCATACTTCTTAAAAAAGAAAGGTACTAAATGAGTAACTTTTCTAATAACAAATCTGATGCTAGTCAAAAAGCAATCTTTAAAAAACACCATACACATGAGGTTGTTAAAGACTTAACTGAATCTAAATTAGTAGCTCAAGCGTATAGTAATGCTCACAAGTATCAACACAGGGCAGTAGTTAGCGTTGTAGGGCACGCTACTTTGCGACCTTATGACCCTATTTATCTTGATGGGTTGCCTAATGGTATGTCTGGATACTGGACTGTTATATCTATTAAACATGTTTTTGGCGGTAGCTTAGCTAACTATATGATGTTATTAGAAGTAGGTACAGATGTCATAGGTGATATAGACAAAGATGCTAGGAATAGATCTGACACTAGAGATATTCAAAATGACTTTGCAGGACAATCGTTAGAGGCATCTGATTCCGGTCTTACTGAGTATGCGTTATCCCCTAACTCATCAACATTAGAATCTACGTATGGAATCACCTCATCAACAGCTGTAAAGAAAACTTCAGCGGTTGCTGTGCCCGTAGTAGCAGGAAGTACTCCTTTTAAAAAAACACCTCCAAATACGGCAAATCTAAAACAGACTGTACAATGGTCTGCTAAGTCTAGCGGGAAGGTATTAAGATAATGTCTTACAAACAATTAGATTCAGAATATGGTTTAGACCCTATTGGACGTCCAGTATATCCAGGTATATACTCTGCAAAAGTTATTGATGTTACTGACCCTTTAAAAAGAAATAGAATTAAAGTGCAGGTTCAGCAAATTACTGGGGAAGCAGCGCATAACTGGGCAGAAGCTTGCCTACCTGTTTCTGCTAACTCTTATCATCCAGATCACCAACCGCATACTGCAGCACAAATTGCGGCACTATTAACAACTACTTCCACCACTGCAAGTGATCCTCAAGGAGGATCTGTTACAATTCCAGCGTTAACTGTAGTTGCTAAAAGTGGTGGGGGGCAATTAAACCATGCACATACTGCAACTAAAACTATGGTCAATAAAGGCTTGGTAGTAAACGCCCCTACTTCTACAACCGATACAAAAGAAACCAGCTTATATACCACAGCTAGTGGTTTATCGGCACCTGGAACAACATCTTCTAATACATCCGTAAAAATTCCAGAGCATACTTTTCATAGAAACGTACCTGTAGTAGGTCAATTAGTTTGGGTTATGTTTATAGCCGGAAATCCTGAACACCCTGTATGGATGGGAGTCCAATCATGACGCAACAAGCTGTTAGTTTTCCCTATACTATTGGGACTCAAGGTATAGTACAAAAAACAAACTCTCCTGCAAAAATATATGTTGATAGAGTTTTAACTCTTCTTTCAACTTATGTAGGTCAACGCCCTATGCTACCTACCTATGGGGTTGATTGGAGCGGCTCACTTTTTGAAAACGATGGTGATGCTCAAAAAGCTATACCAGTGGCTATTACGCTGGCAATAGGAAAATGGCTTCCAGAAGTAAAAGTTACCTCCGTAGAGTTTGCTGGAGAAAATACTGACGGTACTGAAAACGTAATACTGTCTTTACATCTTCCAGATGATACACTTACATCCTTAACCATCAATACTGGCACCATCACATACAACGGAATTATTGCGGGGTAATCATGCAAATTGACTATACATCTAGAGATTTTGCTGCATTAAAAGCAGACTTAATTTCTCTCATTAAAGAACGTACTGGAACTACTTGGGACCCTACAGATTACTCAGATTTGGGTCACGTACTAGTAGAGTCTTTTGCATATATGGGAGATATTATGTCTCATTACCTAGACCGTATTGCAAATGAAACTACTTTAGATACTGCAATTCAACGTAGTACTTTGCTTTCCTTAGCCGCTATATATGACTATATTCCTTCTGGTCCAACTCCTGCAACGGTAGCGGTAACGTTTACTAATATTAGTGATTACACACTTGATATTCCTGTAGGTACGCAAGTTATGGCGCCACTTTCATTTGGTATTTATTCTGAAGTTTATTTTGAAACTCTTGTGGCAGCTACAGCAGTGGCTCCTGGTGCAACAATTTCTCTTCTTTGTCAAGAAGGAAAAACAGTAAATACAGATCGTCCAGATTTAATTGACAGTACGTATAATATTGCTCTTCCAGCAAACCTTGGAACCTCTGATGGTTCATCTAATCAGTATTTTATTATTCCAGATACCGGTATAATTAATAGTTCAGTAACAACATATATTGGTCAAGGAATTGCTTTTGGTAGCTGGTCTTATAAAGACAACCTTATTGAGGCTGGACCTCAGGATAAAGTTTTTGGAATTTCTCCTAATGAAGATGGCACTATAAATATTGTTTTTGGTGACGGTGTAAACGGAGCAATCCCACCAAGTGGACAGTTAATAAGTGCAACCTATAAAACTAGTGTTGGGTCTGCAGGAAATATCAAGTCTTTGGCTATTACTGAAGTAACCTTTTTTCCAGGAAATGTTGATCCAGCAGTAACTTCTTATTTTACTGCGGTTAATAATGCACCTGCTACCGGCGGTGCAGATCCTGATGGACTTACTAATATTAAGAAAAAAATTAAAGCTGCTGCTACTACAAGACGTAGAGCAGTAACTCTAGATGACTATTCATATTTATCTTTACTTTCTGAAGGTGTTGGAAAAGCTAATGCATCTTCTACAACATATACAAATGTAAATTTATATGTTCAACCAATGGATGATGGGCAAGCAGCTACGGGATATCCTCAAGCTAACATTATTGGTATTGCTACAACCGGTACGGCTGTTACTTTTGGAACAGATGCTGATCATGGATTTGCTGTTGGAAACACTATTAATATTTCCGGTGTAAACCCAACTGTATACAATCTTCAAGGTGTAACTATTACAGCAGTTCCTACAACATCTAGTTTTACTGTAGCAAGCACGCTTACAAATGCTTATGTTGGAAACGGATTAGCTATTTCTTTAACTCCTACATCAGCTTGGTATAATCTGTCTTATAGTGTAGATGCCTATTTAGCAGATAAAATTTTAGTAGGTACTGACGTAACTGTTTTACCGCCAACTTACGTACCTATCTATCTATCAGCAACTATTACCGCTGATTCAGCTTATAGAAATGCGGATATAAAACTAGCTGTTTATCAAGCTATGCTTGGTTCTGGCGGTATTTTTCAATATGAAAACAATACTTTTGGAAGAGTTATTAACATATCAGAAGTTACTTCAGCTATTCAAAATGTTGAAGGAGTAATTTCAGTAGCATTAACTCAACTTTCAAAAGATGGGGCTACATCTGTGAACACTATTACTTTAGCAGCTAATGAAATACCATACCTACTTGCTTCTAACTTGATTAGTACAGTCACTGGCGGTGTGTAATAAATGGCAAAGTACGGTACTAAACGATATGGTTCTGGTGTACGATACGGAGTTACCTCTGTAATTAGTGTTTACTACCAATCAAACATTGTTGCAAGATCTATAGACTATGGAAAAATAAAAGTTGATTGGGAGCCTGTTACTCCAGACCCTACAGATAGAGTTCCAACACATTGGGCCTTAGTAAGAAGTTACTCAGGTTCTCTAGATAATCCTTATGATGGTACTATTTTAACAGGTGGTGCATATTCAACTATATCTACAACATATACCGATACAATTATTGATAAAGAAGATATTGAAGTTTGTTATTCTTTATGGTTATTTAACGGTGTTGCTTGGAAATTTTGTGGAAACTCTTATACTATTTTAGTTGGGTCTAAAGATTCTTTAGTTAAAATTAGTAACTGGTTGCCTAAAGCTTGGCTTAATCCTGTAGATAGAGTTGGTGAAGGGTTATCAACCTATAATGACAATACTTTAACTACTATCCTTGGTGTATTTGCTTTTATGTACGACCGCCTTAGAGTAGAAGGTAGTATATTAGCAAATCAATTTAATTCTTTTTACACGCCTAACACACTTTTAGACTACAAAGGTACAAGCATAGGTTATCAATATGAAGCTGCTTTAGGAGACACCTATAATAGATCTATATCTGCTGTAGGAAATATTGTTAACTCTTATAAAGGAACAACTGCTGGTTTAATTACATATACTAATGGACTTGTACACTGGAATTCTACCCCAGTAGTTGGGCACAACCTTTTATTAGATTATAATGACTCTTCTTTTGAAGAATCATTGGGAAATTGGGGTGTTTCTAGCGGAACGTTTACTGCAACAACTTATGCTCTAGCATCTATTTCAGCACCTGCTCCTTTTGTAGATATATCTTATCCTCCAAGAACTATTGGATTAGCTAAACTAGTGACTGCGGCAACAACACCAATAACTATGTCTTTACCTAAATCTGGAAACTCTGTTCTTTTAACTGGCGTTCCAATTAAACAAAATACCCGTTATGTATTTAGTGGTTGGGCTAGACATGTTACAGCTTCAGCAACTGTTTCAGCTGTCATTACTTGGTATGATCAATTTGGAACATCGTTGGGGAGTACCCCAGCTGGAACAACTCTTACGACTACAACCTCTTTTGCAGAATTTACTTCCTCTTCAGACTCAGGTAGAAATGGAAAACTATCCCCTTTAAATGCAAAATTTGCCAAAGTAACTCTTACTGTAACACCATCTTCTAGTGCATCTAACACTTTGTATTTTGATATGTTTCAATTTGCTGAAGCAGATAAAAGCTTTTTGTTTGAGGATGCTAGAAAAGTATACCTAACCATTAGTGGTCAAAAGGAAAACTATATTTATAATCCTGAATTTGAATATGGGTACGGTTCTTGGGCTACAATTAATGGAAAAATTACTCCAGACAGTACTACGGCTGCAGCTATTGTGCATGGAACTAGATCTTTAAAATTAACCTCTATTGCTAATGGCACTGTTGCTCTTGTCTCTGATTGGGTTGCTATGGACCCAGGACAATCTATTGTAGTTAGCGCATCTATTCTTGGTTCTGCAGCAAGAACGGCACGTATTAGAGTAGAGTTTTCAAATCAAGCAACCACTGAACAACAAACTTCTGTATTAACAGATGCAGATGGGCAATACTATCCGCTAACAAATTACTATGAAGATAGTGACCCTATTACTTTATCAACAACTACATCAAGTACTGCATACACTTTTGCTGTTACACCTCCATTTACTCAAGATGCAGGAAACCCTTTAGCAAAAATAACTATTTATATTACAGATAACATTGCTGGAGATTCTTATTGGGTAGACGGAGTTTTACTTGAAGAAGCCAGCACATTGTTGCCATTTTTTTCAGGGGATGGTGGTGCAGCTATTACTAATCCTTTAACGCAACCTTATCAAGCTGCCGAAGACAGTATGTGGGAAATAAAAGAACTTTATAACTATATGTCTAATGGTGGTTTTGATATTAATACTACAGACTGGACAGCAGGTAGTGGGACTCTTACCAGAGTAGCTCTAGATGGTTCAGGTATAGGACCTAAATACGGGGCCTATTTTGGAAAGCTAACTTATAGCTCTACAGGTTCTGTTACTGGAACGGCTTACTTACCTTCAGCAGCATTGGGAGGAGAAGATCTTACTATATCTGCTTGGGTTAGAAAAGCAGTTGCTACTTATACTATTGGTGCAGATAGTTTTACTATTCCTTCTTCCGAAGCTTCCTCTTGGAATAGAATCCACACAAGTATTCAGTTAACTGCAGGACAGACAACAGTACCCTTTACTATCGCGGTTGCAAACACCGCTGGTTCCACCTCAACCATATGTCATATTGATGGGGTATCTGTTAATTATGGAAGGGTTGTAGTTCCTTATGTAGACCCTTCTGCTGCTGGTACCTTTGCTTTAGTAAATCCTTTAAACTCTGCTAAAAGTATTTGGGCGTCAAAAACTAGTAGTGTTGGTGGGGGAAAAAGCAACTACTTTTATAATTATTCGGCAAAGTTAAAAAGATTAACAAATACTATAAATACATATATGCCTATTGCAAGTACTTGGGCAATTACTCCTGGAACTGACTCAGGTTTATATGAGGATCTTCCTGGGGCTAAGATATCTTCATCTTCTTTTGAAAGAGATTTAAATGGGTGGATTTCAGTTAACTCTACTCTTGCAAGAAAAGTTGCTGCTGGTACTTTCTTAAACGACATTACTACTCACGGACAAGGATACTGCACAGTTACAACTGCAGGTTCTAGTGGTAATAAACCGTTTGGTATTAAAACTGGAAAAGTCTATATTATTGCCGACGCCGGTTACTACTCTTCTGTTGCTATACGCCCTAAGAATTCAAATTCTTTAGGAAACTATAGCCTTAGGGTAGATTACTATGATATTAATGATGCAGCAATTGTTGTATACCTTGACAATTTGACGGGTTACAAAACAACAAACTCAAAAGATTCTGCAGGCAATAATAATGCTGTGGTCACTGATGCGGCTAGAACTAAAACTGTAGCAATTACCCATACTGATCGTTGGGCTTATCTTGGAAATTCTTTTCCGGTAAGCACAATCACTGGCGCAGCGTATGCAATTATTAACGTTACCTTTAGCCCAACAACGTACGTGTCAGGTCAGGCCTTCGACATTGACAGAGTTGTATTTAGAGAATAGAATATATCTATGGGCATAGTACTGATTGCAGGATTAGCTACAGCGTGTATTTTAACAGCTGTAGAAAGTCTAGTTAAACCTATTGGAAAATGGCGAGGACTTCTAGCTTTGATCCTCAGCCTACTTGCATGCCTTAATTTAAACACACGTCTATTGTACCTTGCTGTTTACACATTAGCAACTACATTTATAAGCCTTACTTTATCTCTTGCTACAGAGCAACTATTGACTGGAGTTACCGCAAGAGAACTTCGTGGTTTGCCAAACAGGGTGGATAGACTGTAGTATAGATATAGAGGGAGGGTTATATGCTAAGACCAATTATTAACCCAAAGTTATCTTTACGAGCCAGGTCACTTTTCTATTATTTTGCAGAAAAGGGTCGGGTTATTTCTGCTGACGAATTAAGAAAGACGCAAGAATTTCCTGAAGGTAGGGATGCGCTTCAGTCTGCAATCAATGAACTTAAAGATCTTAAGTACGTTAAGTCTGTCCGTGTACAGAATAACGGCCAATGGATTGCTCGCCTAAAATTTACAGAAGAGGCTAAAAAGCTGCTTTCTACCGACAACGGCTTTTCAGGGCACCTATACATAGACAACTATACAGCTACTAGTACTAGTGATATATCTACTAGAGCTAATATAGTTAAAGATACTAACGTATCTTTAACTATAGGGGCTGCGCCCCAAGAAGGAGAAGAGATGAGTTGGAATCTTGATGGGGATGAAGAAGCTCCTAAAGCAAAGCGTGGCGAAGAAGAACCTATTGCTGGTGCTGTTGGCAAACTTGAAGATCGCCAGGCACGTCTTAACGCAAAGTACAAGAAACCAGTTAAGGCTCAGCGTGACAGCAAGGATAGAATCAATACTCCAGAGGAGCTTTGGTCTACCACAGATTTGATTGCAGAGTTCTACGATCTAGTTGAGAAGGCTGCACCAAACACTTCTAGCCAAGTCAATAACAAATATCTTGCGACTTGGATCAACAAGCAGGTTGGCGAAGGAACTCAACGCCATGAACTTCTAAAGGCTATGCGTATGTTTTTTGCAGATCCACGTAACCTAAATGATCTTGGTATTGGTAAACCACTATGGCAAAGATTCTTTTCCTACTACCCAACAATTCAGGGAGTAGTTAAGAAGCCAGAGCAGCCAACATACTCAACAGATAAATTTAAAGCACATCAAGAAAAAATGATGCGACTACTAGAGGGAGAATAATGTACGATTTGTCTAAAGAAGCCCCAAGCATTCGGAAACAAATCGTTCAAGCCGGTCTCCCAATGAAAACTATTGGTAAGGAATTTTCTGATTTAGATTCCACACCCGCTCTTGAAGCCGTCAAGAAATGGGTTGCTCGAGTAGTAAATGGCGAGATCATCCAAAAGGCCGGAACACCCTCTTGTGGGCTAGGAATTATGCTGGTGGGTAATCCAGGTCACGGAAAGACTACTATGGCTTCTACGGCCCTGCAGAGCCTTATTAGGGGTATCTCAGGGGACGCCTTAGGCACCCCAGGAATGCTCCCAAACCGTATAGGCGGGTTTATGGACTATCCAAAGCTTTTGCGGTTACAGAAGTCTCAGTTCTCGGAAGAAGACGATGCCACTCAGACTCTACTTGACGGCATATACGGGGACTCGGATAGAATGAATAACGTAAGGGTTTTTGTTCTAGATGATATTGGTAAGGAATATAGAACGGCATCAGGGTGGGCGGAAAATACTTTTGATGCGTTACTACGTTCAAGATTTAATGCGGGGCTTCCAACTATTGTAACTACAAACGTTCCTCTTGATAATTGGGGAAGTGTTTATGGTTCACCTATGGGAAGCTTTGCTATGGAAGCATTTATACCAATCGAGGTAGAGGCACCACAGGGGGACAGACGAGGATGAAGGAAACTACTATGAGTTCATGGCAAGTTACACAATTGTTTTTATCTGACTCTGGACCGCATGAGGTTTGGATCAATCTTGATAATAAAAAACTTCGCTGTAATTGTGAAGGTTTTAACACACGCAGTATGTGTAAGCATACCCGTTACGTTTCAGATAAGATGAAAAATAATTCTGGTGTGTATCCAGTAGAAATTTCTACTAGGGCTCCTGAGAATGATGCTGCTCTTGCAAGTTTAGATCCCGTTATGTTTAGGGATTTCTTATTGAAGTATGGCAAGATCGAAGTTCTTTAATAATGCGTGGGGGCGATATATCAAATGAAACTCCTATGCGGGTTGTGGTTACTTTGGACTGCATCCTTGATCGCAGGCCCACCTTTAAGAAGGTACTTGGTGTGGCGGTCAGTGGTGAAGAGGTTACGTACAATAGACAGTCGCTCTCTTTATTTTGGCGATTTGCAGAAACCTACTCTTACAAGTTAGAATTGGTAGGGTACGGTTTTTCTCAAAATGAAATGGATGAAGTTTTAGAAGATCTAGACAATCTTGGAACTAATCCGTTTAACTACGCAAAAGCTTATAGAGTTCCTGCAGACCTTGTTGCAGAGCTAGCATACAGACCAGAGTTAAAGCATGTGATTGATATACCCGAACGTGGGTTACGTTACGGGCATTGGTATTTAGATATGGGGGCAGCTGGTGGCAGCAGATAATGAAGAGAGATTAATCTCCAGAGTCGTAAGGACTCGGGAAATTATCCCTGCCTTAGAAAAGGGTGTTGATGATAGCTGGTTCTTTGTAGATGAGAATCGTTCTGTCTGGAAGTTTATTCGTACGCATTGGACTCGCTACCAAGAAATTCCTAGCGCTGTAACTGTTAAGGATAATTTTCCTACCTATAGATTACTTGCTGTAGATGATTCTTTAGATTACTTAGTGGATCAATTAGTTGAATACCGACGACGTCAAAAAGCTATAGAAGTAGTACAGACCGCTGCAGAACTTATTGCTTCTGGTAACCACGATGGCGCTATTGCAGAGATGAGTTCTGGGGTTGCAACTATCTATGATGAGGGTGCTGCTCAGTCTAGCGACGTAGATCTTACCAAAGATCCGGACAAACGTTTTCAAGAGTATTTAGATATTAAAACTCGTGACGGTGCCTTGCTTGGTTACCGCACAGGGTTTCGTACTATTGATGAAGCTACCGCTGGTTTGCAAAACGGTCAATTAATTACAATTATTGCTCCTCCTAAAACCGGTAAGTCTGTGCTTGCTATGCAGATCGCAGTCAACGTACATGAAGATGGTCATGTCCCTATGTTCCAATCTTTTGAGATGAGCAATATTGAGCAACAACATCGTCACGATGCTATGCGTGCAAAGATTGCACACTCCCGCTTAGTGCGAGGAAATTTAAACTTAGAAGAAGAACGTAGATACAAAGCAACTTTAGAGCGTATGGAAACTATGCAGAAGTTTTATCTTACGGATAGTACTTCTGCCATGACAGTTACAGGATTGGCAGCAAAAATTGAAAAGATTAAGCCTGACATTGTTTTTGTTGATGGTGTCTATCTTATGGTTGATGAAGCTAGCGGTGAATCAAATACTCCACAGGCTTTGACAAGCATTACTCGTAACCTAAAACGACTAGCACAAAAAGCTAACATTCCAATTGTGGTGTCCACTCAGGTTCTTCTTTGGAAGATGAAGAAGCGCCAGGTATCCGCAGATGCGATTGGGTATTCATCCTCGTTCTTCCAAGACTCAGATGTGATTCTTGGTTTGCAACGTCAAGATGAAGAAGATGATTCATCTCGTGAACTTCGTATTGTTGCAAGCCGTAACTCTGGCCCAGCAACAAGCGATCTTCTATGGGACTGGGAAGAAGGGAAGTTTGAAGAGTATGGAACCTTTGGCACTCCAATCAAACCCTTTTAACGGAACTCAGCTATGCGCTGGAGAAAACCCAGATATCTTTTTTCCGGAGAAGTATACAAATCACAAGGCTGTTCAAATAGCTAAAGAAATTTGTGGAGATTGCTGGATTAAAGAAGAATGTTACAAGTACGCACTACAGATCCCAAACCTAGAGGGTATCTGGGCAGGAACAACACCGCTTGAAAGGAAAAGATTATTAAAAACATTAGCGATCTAAAACCGGATTATACAAATGCAATGGATGTTCGTGGAGAACCTACTCACGTTTGTCCGTGTGGTTCAATGCTTTGGAATGTTAAGGCTATGTTTCAAGACTATGAAATTTCAATGTACTTCTTAGACATGGAGTGTGCAGAATGTGGTACTAAAGCTACCGCACCAACTTTGCCAGACATGCCGGAAGATTACGTAATGATGGACGACCGACCAAAAGCAGAGTACGAAGAAGAGGACTAACATGTATCGTGAGGGCGACGTAGAGTCTGTACTTCTAAGACTTGGCATTGAAGTAGATCAACGCAATGATGAGTTGCTTGGTCTATGTCCTATGCACTTAGAACGTACTGGTCGTGCAGACTCTCGCCCGTCATGGTCAATGAACGTAGAGACCGGTGTCCATCACTGCTTCTCATGTGGATACCGTGGCACCCTGCTTACTCTTGTTGCAGAGATCAATGAGTTTGAGACTCAATGGGGTCGCCTTGATTTTGAGGCAGCCAAGGACTGGTTGCGTCAAAACATTGAGGTTAACTTTGAGTTGATTGCTAAACAACTAGAAGAAGCTAAGAACTCTTATATACCTGTTCAGCCAGTGCTTGAAATGAGTGAGGCACGTCTGGCGATTTTCGACGGAGTACCACCAGATTGGGCCCTATCTGCTAGGGGTTTAACTGCAGATGCTTGTGTTAAGCATTCGGTTAAATGGGATGCTAAGCAACAGGGTTGGATTACACCAATTCGTAACCCAGAAAACAATAGGCTTATGGGTTGGCAAGAAAAGGGTCAGGTCAATCGTTATTTTCGAAACCGTCCCACCGGAGTACAGAAGTCTAAAACTTTATTTGGTTTAGATGTCTGGAGCAGTGGCACTATGATCATTGTTGAGTCTCCGCTAGACGTAGTAAAACTATCGTCATTGGGAATTGAAGGCGGGGTCTCAACTTTCGGCGCATCTATTAGTCAGGATCAAGTAGATCTAATGCGTCGTGCAGATAAGTTAATCATTGCATTTGATAACCCTAGTATTGATCCCGCTGGTGAGAAGGCTTCTCGTGACATGCTTGCACGTACAAAAAAAGAGGGGCTTGAATGTTTCTTCTTTAAGTATGGTGGGGACTACAAAGACATTGGCGATATGCCTGAAGAGCAGGTTATACTAGGTATAGAGAAAGCAAAGCATTCTGTTTTTGGGGAGATGGCATTTTTATGATTAAAGCATTTAAACAGTGGCGTTGCAATAAGGCAGGGCACACCTACGGCGAGGGTGTTAGCTGCCCCTTTACTGGAAATACCTATCACTACTGCAGCAAGTGTGGTAACAGAAAGACGGTGAGTGGTAAGTGAGTTTTACTGGAACACTTTTACCCTACCAGGTAGAAGCTGTAGAGGCAATGGTGGACCGCAAGAAGATGCTTGTGGCCTATGACCTTGGCCTGGGTAAAACAGTTTTAACTATTGCTGCTATTGAACAATTGAAAGACGAAGGAAAGATCACAGAGCCTGGTATAGTTATCTGCCTATCCTCATTGAAGTATCAGTGGGCAGATCAGATTAGGAAATTTACAGATGGATCTTCAACACCTTTGGTCATTGATGGTACGCCAAAACAACGAGCAGAGCAATACGCTCAAGCCTTCGACTGGGGTCATTCACTCGTGGACTATGTTATTCTCAATTACGAGCAAGCTGTTAACGACTGGGAGTATATACGACAGCTCCCTACGGGATTCATTGTCTGTGACGAAGCAACCGCAATCAAAAGTTTTAGATCCAAAAGATCAAAGCATGTCAAAAAATTAACTAGCCCAGTTAAGTTTGCGCTCACTGGTACCCCTATTGAGAATGGTAAGCCGGAAGAGCTTTACAGCATTATGCAGTTTGTGGACTCTAAGGTCTTAGGACGTTTTGATTTATTTGACCAAACCTTTATCGTACGCAATCGCTTTGGCGGTGTAGAGCGCTATCGTAATCTAACAACTCTCAGCAAAACACTTGCAGGAACAACAGTACGCAAGAGACAGACAGATGCAGACGTAGCACCCTACCTGCCCGATACAATTTTTGCGGAGCCTATTTTGGTAGAGTTTGATCGTGCTGGATCTGTGCTCTATAAGGATATTGCTAAGCAGCTACTAAAGGATCTAGATGATGCTGTGGAATCTTTTGGCTCATCATTTGATCTGTTCAGCCATTACGCTGGAGAGCACTCCAACGATGTGATGGACGCACTCAAGGGCAAGGTGATGTCAAAGCTGACAGCACTACGTATGCTCTGCGACCACCATGAGTTGATACGTGTCTCATCATCTACCTCCGGTTACGCCGGTGAGCTGGAAGAGGCGGGCAAGCTGGATAAGTTAAAACAAACTCCAAAGCTATCCGCACTCAAAGAGTATGTTGATAATTTCCTGGAGCAAGATGAAAGAAACAAAGTAGTTATTTTTACAAGCTACGTCCACATGGTCGACTTGATTCGTAATGAGCTTAAGTACAAGTCTTCCCCGTATACAGGAGCAATGAATGCTAAAGAAAAAGAAGAATCAAAAGTCAAATTCCAAACGGATCCCGAAGTTCGCATCCTTGTCAGCTCTGACGCTGGGGGCTATGGTGTTGATCTACCTCAAGCTAATCTTCTTATTAACTATGATCTCCCGTGGAACGCAGGACTCGCACTTCAACGTAATGGACGAATCAGAAGAGCATCCAGCACATGGCCCTCAATCGTAATTCAAGATTTTATTATGGATGGCTCTATTGAGGAGCGTCAACACGCTATGTTAGTTCAGAAAATGGCTGTAGCAAATGCAATTATTGATGGAGAAGGTATCAATACAGAGGGCGGTGTAACCTTAACTGCGGGAACACTTAGGGCTTTCTTAGAAGCAGTTTCGGTTTAAACTATGTCTATGCCTAACGCACCTAAAACTCCAACTCGCACTATCCGTGTGTCTAATGACCTATGGACTGCTGTGAAGGATAAGGCTGCCATTGAAGAGCGTACCGTCACAGACGTAATTATTGAGGCTCTCAAGACCTATGTTGGCGATTTGCATTCCTAAGGATTAGCCTATAGAATAATAACAGGAGGAAAAATGCCAACTGTTATAGAACGTCCAGACCCACAAGACCCAGGTTTTATGCCAAAGGTCTCAGAATTTATCTCTCTACGTAGTCGCATTGACGACATGAGCAAGCAACGAGACACTATCAAAGCTGACTTGTCAGAGCTAGTTGATACTATAGGCGAGCCTGATGAAAAGGGAAACCTGTGGCTCCGTCTTCCCCACGAAGTTGACGGATTCACATCCCTACAGCGTCAGCGCAAGGTGTCTCAGTCTTTAGATGAAGACACTGCGGAAACACTTCTAAAAGAAAAAGGTCTATACGACCGTTGCTATGTTCAGCTTCCAGTTCTTAAGGAAGATGAAGTTATGGCGTGTCTATACGAAGGTCTTATCACAGAAGAAGAAGTTGATAAGATGTTTCCAAAGAAAGTATCGTACGCATTTCTTACTAGCAAGGCTTAACAATGGAAGATCAGGTAGACAAGTTCTTTAGTAGCTTAGATGATTTCTATCCAGGTTCTAAAAAGAAGCGTCGTCCTGTAGACCCAAACGTTAAGCCAAAGAAAGTAAAAGAAGAAGGTTCCTGGGATGCAAATCCACAGGTAAAAAAACTACCTAACGGAAACGTGGTAGAATTATATAGTGCGGGGTCATTGTGCCAAGCACTAGGAAGACCGATAGTTACTCTACGGCTTTGGGAACGAAAAGGTTATATACCACGTGCACCCTATCGCCTAAAGTCAATCATCGTAGACGGAGTAAAGAAGCCAGGATGGCGTATGTACTCTAAAGCAATGATCGAGGAAACTGTACGAATCTTCAACTCTCGTGGCCTCCTAGAGGCACCGAGAATTGATTGGAATCGCTATCCAGATATGTCAATTGAGTTGGCAGAATCTTGGAAAGTAATTCACGATCAAGAAACAAACTAACCACCTAGCGTAAAGACCCCTGGGTCTCAGCTATCAGCCAAGTAAAAGAGAGGAAGCCATGAGCGCTTCATTAAAAATACAGAAGGATCTACCAAACGTAGATTCTTACGCATCAACAACACCTAACCTAGAAGAGTTGGAAGAACTCTTTACACCTGAGGATGAGAACGAAGTTCCTTCACACTCATCTG